TTTAGAAAATCATTTGAAAAAGAATTAAGAATATGAGTGAAAGAGAAGATATTGCGGCTCACATAGTTACAACCTTATCTGCGGTTAGCAGTCCGATAACATTCGGCAAAGTAACGAGAGAGCCTTTTGAATTAGATGAGTTGTCCCAACAACAATTCCCAGCAGTCTTTGTACAGACCGCTGATGAGACTAGGGAAGATATTACAATTAAGAATAGTAATATCACTCGAACAGGGACAATAGATTTTAGAATATTTGGTTTTGTTGCCAATGCAAGTGCAAGTACAGTTAATATAGATACTAAACGTAATGAGTTAGTTACAACAGTTGAGACTGCATTGGATAGCGACAGAACCAGAAATGGCAACGCATTGGACACACAATTAGTTGCTGTTGAAACAGACGAGGGAAGTATATTTCCTTATGGTGGTGCTATCATCACTATAAGATGCTTCTATAACTTCACGCAAGGAACACCATAATATGAGTGATAAAGTTTATTTAATTAAAAATGGAATTACAGTATTAACTGATAATCCTAATAAATTTCTAGCAGATGGGTGGACACATAAACATAACAACCCAGAAGCTAAGAAGCCAACAGGGAGAACTTATGGCAAAAAGAAAAAAACTTCAAAATAAAAATGGAGACACTATTGAGGTTTGGGATCACCAAGTAGAACAAATGGTCAAGCAAGGCTGGTCAGATGGATCTGCAAAACCCAAAAAGAAATCAACTAAACCAAAATCTTTTAATACAGAAGAAGGAGAAGAATAATGGCAGTACATACAGGATCGGCTGGACTAGTTAAAGTTGGAAGTAACACAGTTGCAGAAGTAACAGCTTTCACACTAGAAACAACAGCAGATGTAATCGAGTCAACACAATTATCTGATTCAGCAAAATCATTTGAAGCTAGTAGAGTTACATTTACAGCAACTATTGAATGTGCTTGGGATGAAACAGATACAAACGGACAGGTAGCTTTAAACGAAGGTCAATCAGTAAGTCTACATCTACACCCAGAAGGTGCAGATAGTGGTGATTATTACTATACTGGAACAGCTATTGTAACTGGAAACTCAGTATCAGTAACTATGGATGATTTGATTAGATTATCTATATCTGTTCAAGGAACTGGTGGAATTACTAGAACTACAATATAATTTGACAATCTTATTAAATTAAGATAAAAAAAGCGTATGTCAGCAATCGACAAAATCAAAGACCATTATAATTCATTAAGTAAGGGCGAGAGCAAATACTTTGAAGAATGGGATTTAACTTTTTATAAAGAGCCTATCAATCTTGAAAAGAAAGGTAGATTATTTAAAAAGATGGAAGCTGATCCAATCGAAGGTTTGGCATACGCATTGATTGAACTTGCCTTAGACGAACAAGGTAAGAATTTATTTACATTAGAACATAAATTAGCATTAATGAAAAAAGCTGATCCAGATGTATTATCTGAAGCGGCTACTTGGTTAATGCAAACACCCACAAAAAAAGACATTAAAAAAAAATAACAACCGATCACGACTATCATACGATAGTCCAGTTGGCTGATTATTTGAAATTACCTATTCATAAAGTTATGGAGTTCTCAGTTGAGGAATTTATGACTTGGATAATATTTTTAGAACAGAAACGCAAAGACGAGCAACATAAAGTTAATGTTGCAAGGATGCAAGCTAAAACTAGGAGATAAATGGCTAAACAAGTAAAAATAGATATAATAGCAAGAGATAAAACTAAAAAGGCTATTGAATCATCTAAAAGTAATTTAGGAAGTTTAAAGAAGTTTGCTTTAGCGGCAAGTGCCGCAATAGCCACTATTGGTGCTGGAAGAGCTATAACTGGACTTGTCAATGTTGGCAAGGAAATGGAAAGTTTACAAATTAGATTTAAACTTTTATTTGGTAGTGCTGAGGAAGGTGCAAAGGCTTTTGATACTTTATCAGATTTTGCGGCTAAAGTTCCATTTAGTTTAGGTGATATTGCAGCGGCTTCTGGTAATCTTGCAGTTGTAGCAAAAGACGCAAAAGAATTAAATAAAATATTAGAAATCACAGGTAATGTTGCTGGTGCAACAGGATTAGATTTTCAAACCACTGCTAGTCAAATTCAAAGAGCATTTTCTGGTGGTATTGCTAGTGCTGACATCTTTAGAGAAAAAGGTGTTAGAGATATGCTCGATTTCTCTGCTGGAGTAAAAGTATCAGTAGAAGAAACAAGAGAGGCATTTGCCAGAGTATTTGCTGGAAATGGAGAGTTTGCTAAAACAACAGAAGAATTAGCAAATACGCTTGAAGGAACTTTATCAATGATTGGTGATAAGTTTCTTAATTTTCAATTAGCAATAAATGAATCATTTTTTGCAGAGTTAAAATCACAATTTGGTGATTTAAACGATTTTTTAGATTTGAATCAAGCAGAAATTGAAGATTTTGGAAAAGATATTGGAGTTGTATTAGCTGGTTCTTTAGTTACTCTTGCTGGTGCAGTTAAAACAGTCAAAGATAATTTTGCTGAGTTTGAAGCGGCATTAGGTGCTGTTTTATTAGTAGCTGGTGGTTTCTTTAAAATAATTGCTGGTGGTGTATTAGTTCTTGATTCTTTTAATAGAAAACAAAAAGAACTAATAGAAATGACGGAAGAATATAATCGAGTGATGAGTTCAGTTGATTATGATGACGCAATTATGAGAATTGCTAGATTAAATGAAGCCCAAGCATTAAATCAAGAAAGTTTAACAACTAGCATTAGACAAAGTGGAGAATATGTAGAAAGTTTAAATAAAATAGCAGAAGCGACAAATTCCGTTAGTGAAGCAACTAATAATACTACTTCTAGTATTGAAGGTTTAACATTTGCACAACAAAAAGTAGTACAAGGGTTTGAAGATCAAAAAGCCTCTTCAAGAGAAGCACATAAAGTAGAAAAAGAAGGTGTTAAATCAAGAAAAGAGGGATTAGCTGAAACAGGAGAGGCACTAAAGAAATTTGCGGCTGAAGGTGCTAAACGATCTAAAAAGATGTTTAGATTACAACAAGGAGTGCAAATTGCTGAGGCAATAATGAATACTTATGCTGGTGCTACAAAAGCATTAGCAACTTTACCACCGCCATTTAGTTTTGCGGTAGCTGGATTAACAGTTGCAACAGGATTGGCTCAAGTTGCTAACATTAGATCACAACAACCACCAGCACAATTTGGTGGAGCAAGACAAGCTGGATCTCCATTTTTAGTTGGAGAAAGAGGGCCAGAATTATTTACACCAGCTACTGCTGGAACAGTTACACCTAATCATCAATTACCGAGTGGTGGTAATGTTGTAAACTTTAATATAACAACAGTTGACGCACAATCATTTGGTGCTTTACTAGATACAAGACGAGGACAAATTGTTAATATGATTAATACTGCTTTAAATAATAAAGGACAGGCGGCTCTAGTATGAGTGGTGCATTTCCAACAACACCGATTGCTAACGCTATTAATATTAGAAACAATCAAACAACGATTGTATCTACATCTATTAGTGGTCGCAGACAGGCTAGACAATTACAAAACCAAAGATGGGAGATGACAGTATCATTTCCTATTATGACTAGAACAAACTTTGCTCCAATATTTGCTTTTATTAATTCACAAAGAGGTAGAAAAGAAACCTTTACATATACACCACCAATTATTGATGACTCATTAGGAACTGAAACAGGATCAGTATTAGTGAATGGAGTACACGCTGTTGCTGATACAACTATTGCTATGGATGGATTTGCTGGTGATGGTGCTGGTCGATTTAAAGCTGGTGATTATATTAAGTTTGCTGGTCATTCTAAAGTTTATATGGTCGTTTCAGATGTAACATCATCAAGTAATGCGGCAACAGTAACAATAGAGCCACCATTAACAACTGCATTAGCTGATAATGAAGCAGTTACTTATGATAGTGTTCCATTTACAGTTGCATTGAAAAATGATGTTCAAGAGTTTCAAATAGGACAAGACGCTTTTTTTAGATACGAATTAGACTTTATTGAGGTTATATAATGTCAAGAGGTTTACACTCTACTCTTAAAACAGAATTAGCAACAGATCATTTAGATCAAATACATTTAATTCAGTTTACTATTGGTAGTACAATCTATTATAGAACGACAGCGTATTATGATATTACTTACGATAGCAATACATATACTGCTGGTGCTGATATTTTACAGATACCTACAATTACTGAATCAAGTCAGATTGCAACAAGTAATGTTCAATTTGTATTAGAAGGTGCAAGTCAAACTTTTATCAGTTTGTTATTGAATAACGAACACATACATAGACCAGTTAAAATTATTAGAGCATATTTAACTGATACAGGATCTCTAGTTGATAATCCTTATACAATATTCTTGGGTTATATCTCTGGATATAACATAAACGAAACGACAACCTCAAGTCGAATATCTATTAATGTTGCCAATCATTGGGCAAACTTTGAAATGAAAAAAGGTAGAAGAACGAATGACAGTTCACAACAACAAATATTT